AGGCTCGCCGGCGTCAAACCACCCGTCCGCATTGCCGGTAAAGGCGTAACGGACACCAGCGGCCACACGGGCGATAAAGCCTTGTGATAATGGTGTCTTTTTACTCATTTGTTTACCTCAACCTGCGAACGCAGGTAATCAATCATGCCCGTCCGGGTATCTAGTAGCTCGCCAAACGCACGGCTCAAACAGTCGATTTGGTCGTCATGTTGCCCGTTTGGAAACATCCGCATTTCCGCAATCAGCGCGTCCGTATCCCATGTGCCATCATCCAGTACCATCACGTTACCGATGTTGACCTGCGCGGCGAACGGTTCGGCGCGTGTTACCTTGTCGCCCGATTCAGGGCTGGCAGACACAGAAAAACCCGCCAACTGACGGGTTAGATACAGGGTTTGCGATTTGCCTGCCTGACCAGGGTCTTGCGGGATGGACACTTTCGTTTTCACGCCGTCTTTTTGCGCCGTGTTTTTCAAAATCCTATCCCGCTCGTCAGCCCCGTACTGGCCGCGCACAATGTTTGCGATGATGTACCGCCCATCTTCAGTTACACCAAGCCTGCCTCCTGCCGTGTAGTCGCCATCGTTTGCAGTGGACGCTAAGTCCCATCCGCGCACCCATCGGATATTACCGGCGGGCAGGGCTTTCACGAATTGCAGGTTGTCAGGTTTGAACGTACCACCATCGGGCGGGGCGGGGCGTTGCAGATACTGCCCGGCAAACACATACGGCGCAGCTTGCTCCATTCGGCGCAGCGTTTCGATGTCGTGCTTTTCAGGCCATAACGCCGTCCCGTCTTCTTGAATGGCAGATAGGCATAAATGCTCCCATTCTTCACCGTTGCCGCCATCAAGTAGCCAGCCCGCGATGTCTTTCTCATGCAGCCTTTGCATAATCACGACAATGGGTGTTTCAGGGCTGTTTTTCCGTGATTCCAGCGTATTTTGAAACCAGTCGATGACGTTTTGCCGCCTGACCTCGCTTCGCGCTTCATCAGCCTTATGCAGATCGTCAAGTATCAGTGCGCCTCCGAAACCGTCCCGGTGCTTACCCGCGCCAAAACCTGTAATCGTACCGCCCGTACCTGTCGCATACATCACACCACCTGCGGTCGTCTTCCAGTGATGGCTGCTTTCGCTCTCAAGTTCCACGCCTGGGAAAATCGCCCGGTATTCTTCGTGCTGTAACAGGTTTCGGATTTGCACTGAGTTATTGACCGCCAACGTAGCAGAATAGCTCGCATGGATAAACTCGCTATCAGGCACGCGCCCCATCGCCCATGCGATGAAGTTCACTACCGCAATCTCCGTTTTCGAGTAGCGCGGCGGAATATTGATAATCAGGCGTTTTGTCTCGCCGTTGAAAACACGCATCAACGCAGAACATATCAACTCATGATGCTTCGCCTGCGTCCATTGATACCCGCGACGCTCACGAAACATCCAGCGCGTGAATGTGTACAAATCGCGAAAGCAAAAATCACGAATGACCGATATTTCTTTTTCGTCAAATTGCTGTAATGCCATTTTATTTTAAATTCCATTGGAAGATTAATCAAAAATGGCATTAAAGCCGTCTATAAGATTAGCATTTTATGCTAAATCTTTCGCAAAACGTCTTCAGCTATCTTACGATACTCTTCCGCGTCAAGACGTACCGTCGGCGTCATGCTGCCATCGCTTGATTTAACGTCAAGTTCCGATTTGTCGCCGTATTTCTTCGGCGCAATCTTTGACGCTGCCCATTTGCGGGCGTCTATCTGTAATTTAGCCTTTGCCACTGACGCACTTTCCGCTTCCACGTTATCGGCAATCTCGATAATCTCTTCCGCGAAATAGTCCGCCTGCTTATCTCTCGCGCGCGCGTATTGTTCCGAAAACTCTTGGTTTTCAAATAACCACTTACAAACGGTCGAGGTTGACGGCATGTCATCTTCAGCACAGATGGCACGCAAACTTTTACCATGCGCGATTTGTTCGCAAATCTTCTCAGCCAAGTCTTGACTGAACTTACTAGGACGCCCGATAGGGCGTTTTGCTTTCCCGCTCATATCGAACCTCTCAGAAAAAGAAAGCCGCCTAATTCCGACCCTAATCAGAATTTAGACGGCAAGGAGTGTAAACACAGCAACATAAAAGGGATAGCCCCATACCGATAACGGCAGGGGCTATGTGCAAGAACCACTTTACAGCCTGTCATGGCAGGCGACCATTAGGCCGGGCAAACGCGTTTCACTTGCTCCGCGTTTTTTTACAGAGACCAACAAGGAGAGTGGGGCGCGACCCCCAGTTTATTTGGAAGCGTCCGCGTCATCTTCCTCAACGGCTACGCCGCCCCTTTTGCCGTTTGCCAGTTATGGCATGGCTAGAAAACCTGAAAATCGAGAATCAGGCAACCTGAAAACTCAAACGCCGCTATCCATACAGAAAGAAGCTCAAATTCAGGTAGTCTGAAAACGCAAAAACCGCCCTATAAAGGCGGTTTATATAGCTATTTCCAAACTATAACATAATTGTATCTAAAAGGTTTCACACAGTCAATATGTTAGAACAATTTCATATTAGAAATTTTTTCAGTTTCAACGCCATAGCTGATTTGGTCGCCACGCACAACAAAGGCGTAGTCCTTAAAGCCTGTATATCCACCATGCTGATTTTTTGCGTTAATACGCGCGTTGAAGATATGACCAAAGTAAAACATACGCGTCATACAATTACCCATTGACGGATCAATTTTTGCACAAACCGCAATCCACCCTTTACGCGCTGGTGTTGTGTCAACGCTGCGAATATTCATAGAATCAGGGTCAACAAGGTTATCGACCGCCCATTCTTTTATCGCTTTCTCAAACTGACTAGGCGGCATTGGGTCTGGATATGTCACAGCCGCCAACTGTTGTTGATTCGGCTCAATCGCTGCCGCACATCCTGCCAAGCCGGCGGCGACAACGACAGCAAGAATCAGATTCTTCATTTTCCATCCTTTTTTGTGTAGTAATGTGGGTTATGAGATTATGCCCTAATGGCATCATTGCTTCAATTATTCTTTTAGCTTTAAATTAAACAGCTTCAGTTTATGCCTAATCTCAAAGACACTATTGCTTTTTAAGGATACTTCGTACATCAAATCCAACCTTGAATTTTGAATTAAACCACCTAGTGTATTGATATTCTTACCCTTAAGTAACTCAACATCTTTTTCGTTGCGCAGACTTAACGCATCAATTGGTAGGTTGAGTATTGCTAACTTTCCATCTTCCTGATTACTCTCTATTAATTGATTTATTGCATGGCGTTGCTCATATATCAGGTCTTGCATGACCCGCGCGTCAACTATCAAATCCTTAACCATCATTGCAGCCGTAAAGCCGTTTTTTAAATTCTTCAGCGGTTCTATTGTTCGCTCAACTTCCATTATCACATCATCAAGGTCGGATAACTGTTCAGCCTTATCGCTCAGTCTTTTAAGATACGCTTCTGTTAGTTCAATACTTGGTAACATTTCTATTTCCTCGCTTTTATAAATCACCTACGGATTATACCTACTCTCAAAAATTCATCATAAAGTTTCAGATAAGCCGATGTCTCAATCCCCGCCAAAATCACACGGACTTTTTGGAACTGTCGCCATAATGTTGTTTTGGTTACATCGTACCTATCCATGATGGCGGTTTTCTTCGGCTGCTCCGTGAACAGATTGGACAATATCGCATCACACAACAGAAGATTAACGCCGTTGTTTTGCTCTTCGATGTACGCCGTCAGGTCGATTATCCCGCTCAAATCTTCGCTGTATTTACACTCTACCGCCGCCAACTCGTAGCGGTTCAGTATGCGCTCTATACGGCTGATAATCATCGCGGCATTGGCGTGCGTCTCGGCTTGCGTCAATTCACCACCACCACCCATCACACCCTTGCTTTCGCACCAAGCACAGACCGAAGCCGTGTTATTCAGCGGCTCCATCCGTACGCCTTGAATTTTATAAACATCTCGTAAGACTTGTTCCACGTTCTTGTACATCAAAACTCCCAAATTATGCCAAATTCCCCAGCCGCCCATGATTGCAGGCGGTTTTGATAGTCCGTCATCTCAGCCGTATTAAGCGTTGTCGTACTTATCGGCGTTTTAACTTCCGTCCCGTCGGGCATGGCTTTAATATCAAAACCAAGCAACACGCCCTTGCAATACTCATGCCACGTTTCCGCGCTGTATCGCCTGCCGTTGACCCACGCTTTATCCGCCATCTCTCCGTAAATTCTCCAAAGGCGGCGGTTCTGCTCGATGCTGCGTTTGGATTTGTGCGGTCGGATCGTGATATCTAAATTACCGTTTTCAAACCACCCGTTCAGGTTGTCCCAAATCGACCGCATGACGCCACGCGCATTTTGCGGAGTCAGCGTGAATTTCGCTTCGTTCATTTCAGAAATTAATCCTGAAACTTCTGGCGAACAAAATAAGAAAAACCACTACGCCGATGCCTATCCCAAGTAAAACCAAAAATATTGCTAAAATCCAACTCATTTCAAACGTCCTTTCACGCTAATAATCTCCAAATCCACAAGGCGGCCCATCGTACGGAATTGCGACCGACGCATATAAAACTCTTTGTCCTCGCGGCTCAACTTGATATGCGACCGACCATCTATCACGTCATGACAGGAGCTACACCCAAAGCCGCCGCTCAAGTCATCGCTTTTCAGCCCCATGCCGTGCGTCTCGCTTGGGAAATGGCAAAAGACGACGGTTTCAGGGTTGTAATTGCACACACCGGCGATGTTGAGTGTGCATTGCTCGCCTTTAGCGGCTTTACGTATTGCGCTCATAACTTAACTCCGCCCAAGTAAGCCAAAAGCATTAACGCCCACCAAGCAAGCAATAAAAATATTAAATGCAGATACCAGTAATTTATTTCCACAATGGTTTTATTTTCATCTCCTTTGTTGTATGTGACTTTAAGAGTCTTAGTCCCGTAAGCCTTTTTCATATACACCGTGAAACAAATAATTTTGAAAGCGATATGTAAAAACATCGCGGCTGATACAAAAAATATTAAATTAATCATTCATCCAACTCCTCAACCTTGACCACCAAGCCGCCGCCTGCGACCGCCCAATCTGCATAGCCAACATCTACAAGACGTCTAACTTGCTTGTCGTTGTGATAAGCCGACCCTTGCAAAGCATCAATCGCCACTTTCAACGCGTTATCTAAATCAATACAGACTTTACTTGCCGTCCCATCCTTTTTTGCTTTTGGTACCACCAAAATAGATAACTTAACCAATTTATCTGTCGGGGTTATTCCTTCTTTTCTTGCTATTTCCGCAACCCGCGCCTTGTATGCCACCGCCTCTTTGCTGACGATTTGACGGTTGCGGAACATCCGCCAATATCGATTTGTACTAATAGGGCAGG